CTCCTACGTCGACGCACAGGCGTCCGTGGGCTCTGACCTAGGCCCACGTACCAGTTCGGTGTGACGGGGCCCTTGGCGTGGCTGCTGGGTGCCTTCTCGCATGAGTTACCACTCGCTCCGCCATCGCGGGTGCTCGGGGCTCGGTCAGTAGCATGGTTGTGCCACGGTCGAAGACCCCGGTTTTTTGACTGTGACAGAGGACCCCGCGATTATTGGTTGATTGTCAAGGGGTTATGGACTTGTGCCGTTTGTGCCGTGCCATGAAAAACAGTGACACAAAACCGTGACACAGGGTTTTGGGCCGTGGTTACTGGACTTCCGGGGTTCTGAGTCCAGTGCCACGTTTTTCCAAGAACTATAGGACAAATAACAAATGGACTATACTTATTATTATTTATTTTTATTTACTCTTTAATTTAAATAAACACTGGCACTGGTACACAACACTCTTACACCCCCATGAACATTGACCGGGAGGATGTGTCACTTCTTTTTCGGAAGTGGTTTCAGCGGCACATGGTTTTGGCACAAGGCCGGGGATTGTGTCCGTGAGCAGATGCTAAGTGCTTGATGCCATTGTGCTATTGCCTGTGCCATAGCCCGGTGACGCCTAGCGGCTTTGCGACACGTGCAAGGTGCCTCTGAAAAGGTGTTTTGGCACAGAATCCCTGTTTTCACTATATCCACTAGTCCTCAGGGGCACGGTTTCGGGCGCTTTTGCGCAGATGCCGATGCCTAATGCTTTTTAATCACCTACCGAATGGTGCGCTTCTGGGTTGTGAATAGGACCGAAAAACACTATAAACGTTAACAGTGTTAGTAACACTAGTGGTCACTACCGACCGTCAAAAGGACTCAATCATGGCTAAGAAAGCATTCCTCGTAAATCTCGATGACAGGGACCAGCAGCGTCTTGAAACTATTCGCCGGGCGTTCGGCGTCAGGGACATGGCTAAGACGTTCCGCCATGCAATCTTCCTTGCAGACCAGCAGGCCTCTGGGGCATCGTTCCTTAAAGACGCAGGCTTCCGGCCTCCTGTAGTGGTCCAGGAGTTCGTGGACAACCTTCAGACACTCGACCATACCATTACAACCGTGCAGTTCGTCCACATCGCCTACACGTCGTTCTGTGACGCCCGGAACAGTAAGCCTCTTCCGCATGGGGTAATGTTTGAGGCAGCCCTACAGTTGGCGGGGCTCCCAAGACCTGACGGCATAAACTACGAATACGGCACCACACCCGCCTAAAAACTGTCACCACACCCGGACTTCTGACACTGTCTATATGCAGCACAGGAGTCTGGGTTATGGAGATCACAGATACACACATCAAAGTCGCGCTATCTCGTCATCTGGGCGAGAGCCGTAAGACCGCTGGAAGCCGCGCAGGTGTCCCCGAGACCACTATCCAACACTGGGAATCCTGTCCTTGGTGGGCAGACGCTCAGGCCATCGCTGCGAAGACCCACGGCCAGAAGACCTTGGGCAAGGCCCGCAGGGTCGTCAACAAGATCCTGGACTCCGCGCTCGAAGATGACTGCCCCGCAAGCATCCTGAATCAAGCCGCGAACCTCAGCCGCTGGGTCATCGAGACTCAGGACCCTGACTTCAAATCAAATAACGCGACCGACGAGAGTAAGGCTCTAGTCAAACTGGCAAACCAGTTGGCAACCTTCTCGGATGCCGAGCTACGCGCACTGGCCAATGAGCCGGTCATATTAGGATTCCCAGCCGATGACGACGATACCCAAGACAGTCCAAGCGAGAATCCAGTACGAAGCACGCAAGCGTCTAGCACAGACTAACCTGCTGTCGTACACCACGTTTTGTAGCCCCAAGTACACCGCCCACTGGTATCATAAGGTCATCGCAGAGACGCTCGACAGGTGGATTAGGCACGAGTTCCGAAACCTGATCATCGTGCTGCCCCCCCGGCACGGGAAGACGGACCTTGCTTCGCGACACCTCCCTGCCTACATTATGGGACGGGACCCGAGCAAGCTGGTCATCGCAGCAGCAGCCACAGCCGAACTGGCAGAGGCCAACAGCCGTGACGTTAAGCGCATCATGCAATCGGCTCCGCACCAGGAGTTGTTTGGGAACCTGTGGGACGACAAAGACAACATCATCAAAGACACCGACAAGGTGTTCCAGTTCCGTCAGGGCGGTACTTACAACGCAGCGGGTACGGGAAACAACATCGCAGGTCGAGGTGCCGACTACATCATTGTAGACGATTATGTGAACAACCGTAAGCAGGCCGAATCGGACACACAGCGTGACGACCACTGGCAGTGGTTCCTGGATGATATCCTGACCCGACGCCACTACCCAGCCTCAACACTGGTCATGGCCACCCGATGGCACTTCGACGACATCATTGGTCGGCTTCAGAACGGGGCACACGATGAGCCTTGGACCGTGGTGCACTTCCCTAAGATGCTCGACGGCGATCCGGGACCGTTTGACCTGCGTACACAGCACGGTGAAATGCTCCTAAGCCCGTTTGCACTGGCCCCTTGGGAATACTTGGCCGGACAGACACCCCCCAAAAGGGATGACTTCCTGCAAAAAGACCCCATCCTCGTCACGTTAGCCGAGGTCCAGAAACGGGAGTACGACGCGTTCAACGCCCGTATGATCAAAAACCCGTATGGTATCAGCGCACTTGAGCAGGGGGACCCGACGCCAAAAGGCGGTGGCTTATTCCAGAAGGAATGGATCAACCGGTACACAAGCACACCCGAGGCACAGGCCAGCGTATGTGAGTACAAGCTCATCAGCGTGGATGCGTCGTTCAAAGACACAAAGAACAGCGACAACTGTGCCATCGTAGTCTTCGGACGCCGGGGCAACCTGCTGTTCATCCTGGACGAAGATGTCGGCAAGATGGATTACCCGGCACTGAAGGCCCGACTCACGGTCATGGCCACAAAGTACCCGTCAGCCACCATCGTGATCGAGGACAAGGCCAACGGCTCTGCCCTCATTGCCGAGTTGAAAAAAGAGCTACCGCGCGTCATTGCGTTTGACCCCACGCCGTATGGCAACAAGGCAAGCCGTGCACAGGTAGCAGCCGACCGGTACCAAGGCGGGAGCATACTGCACCCCGAACCAGGCCAAGCGGCATTCATTGAAGAGTTTGAGCTTGAACTCGGACGCTTCCCGTACAGCAAACGTGATGACCGTATCGACGCACTGTCCCAGGCAGTCCTGTTTATGGACAAACGCCGCAGCGCAACCGCACGACTAAATAACGTAACATCGACCATGCAGTCGTTGTTTGGAGACTAGCACATGGGCATATTCGACAAAACAATCCGCGCCTTTGGCCAGTTGACACAGATGGCACCCGTGCGTCTGGACTCGATCACAAACACTGTTACTGGCCTTGGTACCACTGAGGACTCGGGCATGTATGGCGAGCCCACGCTCGGGCGTCGATTGGATGAGATCCAACTGCACAAGCTGTACGTCATGTCCGACCTTGCCCAACGCATCGTGGACGAAGTGGTCGATGACGCACTGCGTCAAGGCTACACGGCACGACCCGGCGAGGACGGGAACAGCGATACCAAGTCCCTGCGCGATGGTGAGATCCCAGAGCCAGAAGGGCTGTCCATCAGCGAGGCCATCAGCGATGCGCTCAAAGAGGCTCGACACCTCGGAGGCGCGGGCATCATGATCCAGATCAAGGGCACCAAGGATTATTCCCAGCCCTTCGTCAAAGGCACCAAAGCGGAAGTCACGGGCCTGTTAGTCCTCGACCGTACCGAACTGACGGTATGTAAGCGGGACTACGATGCCATGAGCCCTACGTTCGGGCAGCCATTGTCGTATACCCTGAGCCCTCGTGGCGCGATTGGCACGACCAATAGCGGGTATGTACACGGGATGGAAGTCCACCGGTCGCACCTGCTCATCTTTCGAGGCCAACGGCTCCCACGTTCGTTGCGTTACAACAACGACGACTGGGGCGATAGTGTGCTTCAAGCCTCGTGGGACCGTATTCGGAACTTCGAGCAGACAGAACTTGCGATGGGGAACATCGTCCAACGCTTCGAGATTGCGACCTACAGCATCGACGGTTTAGGCGAAGTGCTTGAGACCCCCGAGGGCAAGTCCAAGATCCTGGAACGGCTCAAACTGATCCAGAAGACTGTGAGCATGGTCCGGGCCGTTGTGCTCGACAAGCAGGCAGGCGAGAGTTACGAACGTAGTTTCACAAGCGTCAACGGTCTGGATACTATCTGGGACCGCCTTGCTCACTCGGTGGCCAAGTCTGCACGCCAGTCGATGACCCAGTTGTTCGGAGCAGCCCCAAGCGGGCTGGCAACTGATGATGAGTCTGGACGGGCCAACTGGCGCAAACAGATCCGGAGTCTTCAGACGACTCAGATCCTGCCAGCACTCGAAACGTACTACGAACGTGTACACGGAGGGCCTGTTGTGATTACATTCATGGCACTCGACGAAGCAACCGCGTCTGAGGAAGCGAACATTAAGAAACTGACTGCGGACACCCGTAAGTTGTACATCGAGATGGGCGCAGCCATTCCATTGGAGTTCCGGCCAATGATGCGTCGTGAAGGTCTTGTGACCATGAGCGACGAGGAGCTTGAGGAAGAGATGGAAGAAATGAGCCTTGGAGACCCTGATGCAATGGCACCGGAAGGAACAGACCCCGCAGCAGGCCCAGCAGGCGGCCCTAATGCTCCAGATGCAGGTGGTGCGGAGGAGGACCTCGAATTTGAGGACGAAGACCCAGCCACAGACGGCGAACCCGACGACGAGGAATGATGCCGCCGAATGGGGTTTCCCGACCCACCTGCAACGGGACTACAACCTCAAGATCATCCGAATGCAAAAGGCGCTCGACAGGCGTCTGGTTGCAGCAGGCAAGATTGCTATTTCCGACGCCCACTTCAAACGTCTGGCTGATAAAGCAGTGGCTGACGTACTTCTGGCTTTTAAGCACAACGACATGGCTCGGGACATTGTGGCATCGTTCCACGCATGGGTGGCTTTGGCTTGGAAGTCCCATCAACCCGTCCCTAGTGCTCTTACCCAAAAAGCCGAAGCACTGGGGCAGATGCAGGCCATGCGGACCTCACTCAATAAGCACGCAAACGATTACGTCCAGGCCCGTGTCGCAGTTAACCCGGAGCAGGCACTCGAAAAAGCCGCCAAACGTGCTTTGAACCGAGCGGCGTTCTACGCACGTGACCAAGCAGGCAACCTGTACAATAAGGCAGCGACGCAGCAGGCATCGTACGAGGGGTTCCAGTATTATGAATGGGTACGAACGACGAGTGCCAGCCCGCGTGATGTCCATATGGGCCGGGTAGGCCAGATATTCAAGTTCGGAGAACTGTCTGACCCACCCGGCGTGTTGCCCAACTGCAAGTGCTCAATGCGCCCAGTCAAGACAGCGGATGGTTAGGTCTCTATTCTAAGCGTGGCGCTAGTTTCGCTGTCGGGCTTGGAAATGCTGATTTCGTAAAGCTCTTTCATCGGTTCCTCCAAACAACAGGCATCCCGATCTCTTTAGAAATGAGAGTGCAATATTGGCTACGAACGGTACCCAACTGCTTGGCAAGTGTTGCAGCGAGTTCCACGAGTTCTTCGTACGAAAGGTCACCGCGCCCCTGCT